GCAGGTGCGGCTTCGCTCAACGCCGCGTCGATGTCTTGTGCTGTCGGTAGTTGTCCCATTGCGTTTCTCCTCAGAACGGGTGTTCGGAATCGGTGCCGCTGTCCGCCCATTCAATCGGCAGCGATGACTGGAAAGCCCACTCGGGCACGGTGATTTCCTGCGGTTCGGTTGCGTGGTGGTTCGCCGCTTGCGTGGATGCGGTACGCACCCAGTCGTAGTACGCCTTCACGGTGCGGTCATTCAGTTGGCGGGCCGCTTCGATCTGGTCCGCTGGCAACGTGTAGAGCCCGACACTGTACGGCGTGGATGATTCGACGGCAACGAATAAGAACGGCACACGCACGCCGTAGACGGCCTGCACGATGTCGATGTACCACGCGGCTTGCTGTGCGTACCCGTACCGTGCGACCGACCGAGCAAACCCGGAAGGTGTCGCGTCCTGCGTCGTCTTCCAGTCGATGATGATCGCTGGCTTGTCGTCACGCATGACCAGACGGTCAATCATCGCCTTGCGTCCATCGGCCTGTAGCACCAGCTCGGCAAGTCCGGGCCTGATCAGAATCCGTCGCACGTATTCCACGGTTTGCAGGCTGGCGACAATCGCCCGGCATCTATCCAGATCGTTGCGAGTCGTCGCGTCTTCCACAATGATCGCATCGGGCGGAAGCGTGCCGGTCCACGTTTCCCAAGCGTCCTTGCCTGCCTTCGTGCGGCGGTCAATGCCTTCAGGACGCACAGTATACCGAGCATCCCACCCATCGCCCACCCGCATCGCGTCGTGCAGCATGGACCCTAGCGAGGTCTGCCGAGACTCAAACGACAGCAGCCCGCACAATGCCGCGTGCATCTTGGGAAGACTGGTTCTACCGTGCTTGACGGCGGAGAAGTTGACGGCCTTGATCTGGTCGTAGTCGGTACGTTCGCTCATTCGATTGCTCCTCAAAAACGCCGCCGCACCAACAAGGCACGGCAGCACGCGGCGGCTCTTAACAACGTTCAACCGCACCAACGGAGAACGCCGCCGAAATGACCGCTTCAGCGTTAGCCTGGCGGTCGTGGTTGTTATTCGTTGTCCGCTGCGTCGTCACACGCGGCACAGTACCAGACGCATTCGCTCACGCCCGTATCCGGGTCGTCCGGCTCATGGTCCATCATCTTGCCGCACTTGTCGCACTTGTGCGAGTCGCGGTCTTCGATTGGCGTTCTGCGTTCAACGGTTCTGCATTGGCACATGGTGAATCTCCTTCCCGTACGGTAGTCCGTCATACCGTGCGTGTCAAGCGGGCTTCTCGTCACGCTTGGCGACTTCCGCATGGAACGAGTCGATCAGAACCAACGCCGCCTCCGGGTGCGTGTCGAGCAGCATGCGGGCCGCGTGGTTGTACCCTTCCGCGAACCCGAGCGATGCCCGGTTGTCGCCGTACCGCTTCACAGTGTCCATGAACGGATCAGCCTCCGCCTTCGTGTCAGTGCCAACGTCCGCAGGACAGCCGCCGTCGAATCTATCGTCGCCCATTTCGAAGCTCCTTGTGTGAACTATTCGGAACTACCGAACAGTTGAAACCTCACCGCGAACCTTCCGGCCCGCAGCGGGTGAGAGAGGAGGGCTACAAGCCCCGTGTGTGTCAGTCGTAGATCCGCTCAGGGTTCGTGCGGATGCGTTCACGCAGCCAGGCACGGAACGCATCGCGTTTGCATTGCTGGTAGTCGGCAATGGCTTGGAGTCGCCGCGTGCGTGCCGTTTCGTGCGTAATGAGCCCGTGAGCGTCTGCGATGTTGATCTGGTTCAGCGTCGCCAGAAAAGCCTCGAAGCATGACGAGTAGGTCGGTGTGAGCGGCGGTGCGGACAGAAGCACGATGGACAGAATCAAATGGAGCATGGCGGTCCTTTCTGTTGAAACCTCGCCGCGATTGTTTCCGCACGCGACGGGTGAGGAGTCAGAGGATCTGGTAACGGTCTGCGATTTCTTCCAACGCACCAGCCGCAGTGATGGACTTCTCCCACGCCGATGCGAACTCGTTGTAGGTGTCCTCGTTGTCGTCCTCGCAAATGTCCATGTGCTGCGAAATGTCGTTCTTCAGCGATTCGACAATCTTGCGAATCTCGGCAGCACGCACGGCGAACCCGTTCATGGCCTCGGTGTCTTGCTGTGTCATCTTCATGGTGTCTCCTATCAACGCTTGGCAAGGTACGAACGCAACACACGTTCCGCCGTTGCCCGTGCAAACCCACGCACTCCGGTTTCCTGTTCGATTTCAAGGCTGGCGATGATGCGGGCCTTGTCATCCTTGGAGAGCCAGCCGTTCGTGATAACCGCACGAATCGGAGGCTCAGCCATTCCCCATGAGAAGAACCAGCCCCTGCGGTCTTCTGCCCCAATGTACCCGACCGCATTACCATTCGCGTCGGTGCAGTCGTGTGCTGAAATCGTGAGTTTCATGTTCGTCTCCTGCGCGCCGGATCGTGCGGTTGTCCCCGGTAAGCCGCACCGTGCCGTTTCCGGCATGGGGCGGTGTTGGTCAGAAGTTGTACTTGGCTTTCGCACACATCGCGTTCAGTTTGCCGATGCCGCCGTTGAAGTGGTCCCAATACGTTGCGACCGATGGATACGTGCCGACCGGATCGTGACTGATCGACACGCTGCATGAGCATCCGAAGAACGTGAACAGATCGGTTTCCATCGACATCGTGCTGCCATAGCGGTAGATCTTGCGGAGCGTTCCGCCGTGGTTCGGGCACTTGCAAGAGTCACACTCCTCGAAGTCGAATCGGTCAACCTTGGTCCCATCGGTGATCTGTGCGGCGGTTGCGGTCGTCATTGGTGCGGTCCTCGTTGAGTCAGGCTTATTCCTGACCCGTTACTCTACGGTACTATATCGTACCGTTCAAGCCCAAGGTACACATTCTGCGTCCGATTCCTTCAAATCGTCAGCAGCACCCTAACGGGCCGTTTGGTGTCGGTTTGCTACCAGCGTCCTTGCGGGCATTTCTCGCCAGCACAAGTGACCTTCCCTGCCGCCGTGTCGGGCTTGCCCCCATCGTTCGCCCACAGCACCAGACACCCGCAGGTTCGGTTAGTGCTGGCTAACGGGTCGCCGCAGAAGCCCGCAGCCAGAACCGTGCCACGCACCCGCATCGGCACCACGGACGGGCATTGTCGGCAGATGCTGGCCCGCTGCTCGGCCACGCCCGCCGCTACGGGCTGGCAACTGATCCACCGGGCCGCACCCGTCACGCCCGCCCAGGCTCGCCCTAGCATGCTCATACGAACGGCTCCAGCGTGGAACGGTCGCCGCAGTTGGAGCAGCCGCCACTGATCTGGCCCGTGCCTTCGCACGAACACCACTGGCGTGTCGCGGACAACTGGTAGTCGCTGAACGTCGATTCGACCACCCGCAGGCCGCGTTGCGTGAAGTCCTGCCCGGACTCAAACCGCGATGCAATCGACGCGGGTCCGTCACACGAATCCGATGCGTTCCATGTCCATGCGTTGAAACCTGTAGACAAGTCCTGCCGCAACGAACCAGAACACGCGGATGCTTGCGGTCCAGCGGTCTTGTACCCGGCACCGATTGCCCCGGTAGTCTGGAAGAACCCGCCCGGACCAACGATGGGGGCACTGCCAGCTGCTTCCACGTTGGCACCTGCGAACGTCTCACGCGCAGCGACGAAGGGGAACAGAAGGCCAAGCGAAGTCGGCCCGCGTCCAGCCGTCTGGTATTGCACGGGCCATTGTGACGAGTCGTAGGCACCTATCCCAAGCGTCTCGCCCGCAGACTCGAACCGATACAGCTCCGCACCGTTCCGCGTTTCGTTGATGCTGATGTACCCCGCCAGAAACTCAGGCAGGATTGTCATTGGCAAGCCGCTCGGACGGCACAACACAAACACGAACTGAGCCGCCGTACTTGTGAACAGTCGATAGCCGTTTGACACCGTGAACAACCGCTGTGATGACACAGTGAGCGTCACGTTCTCCGTCATTGCCCGAGCGTCGCGGCAATAGTCCGCCCGGAACTGTCCGTTCACGCACTGAGCCACGTACCGAGGCAGGCATAGCCACGAACTATCGCAGCACTGCGGGTGCGAGCCGACACAACAGCACGGAGCCCCGCCAGCGTCCGTCACCAGCCGCCGCGAGAGCGTCCGTAGTTTGCGGTCGATGGCGAGGAGTTTGGGCACGTGTCAGACTCAGGTCAGGCCGTTGGCACCCGTACCGATGGACTGGCGACCGTTGGTAACGCCGCTGTAGGTGGTGATGGTCAGGAGCTTCGAAGGGATGACCTTGAGTCCGGGGCCGTCTTCCAGCAGGGTCACGGTCAGGGGCCGCTGCAACCGCGAGAAGTCCAGCGTGCCCGCGTACCCGGAGATGACGGCAATCGTGCCAGCGTTCAGGATCGTGGTGTACCCGCCGTAGATTCGCAGGTCGCTGATCGTCTCGCCGTATGCGTCAATCGTCAACTGCCCGCCGCAGACGTTGAGCCCTTCCACGAACCCGGTAGAAACCATCGTGCTGCCCTGAATGCCACGCTTGAGGATCAACTGCCCGCCGCTCATCGTCAGGGCATGAACCTTGGTCGATCCGCTGATACCGTCGATGGTCGCACTGCCGCCGCTGACAACCCAGCGATAGGTGGCGATGCTGTCGATGGCCGCACCAACCAGCAGCCGCCCGCTCTGGCATTCGATGCGGCGAATGGTGCCCGTGCCGGTGATCGACATGAACCCGCCGCCGATGATCTGGACGAACCCGGCAGAGTTGGCCGCACCGCCAGCCCCCTGCGGGCTGTAGTTCATCAGACCGCCAGCCGCGTTATAGCGGATGCGGCTCACCTGCGTCGATGCGTTGAACGATGCCAGATCGGTTTCAACTGCCAGCGAACCGGCAGACCCGCCAATCGTGCCAGAGAACCCCGGCAGGATGTCCAGGTTGTTGATTCCGGTACTGATCGACACGGCCAGCCCGCCCGTGATGGTCTGCGTACCAGACTGGATGAAGCACGTTGCGTTCGCCGCGTTGATGCCGTTGGTGTCGGTCCAGTTTGATGCAGATGCCGCGAATGACGTTGCACCTGCGATGAGATATGAGTCAGCCATGTGTGAATCCTTGTGTTACCCGCCGATGACAATGCCCGATGTGCTTCCGCCAGATCCGTCGTGTACCTTGGTTACCAGCAGCGACATACGCGGTCGTCTGGTGGTTGTCTCGCTCCACGCCCCCGCGTCGGTCCGCTGCGACCAATACGCATTCTGCCCGAGGTCAAACATGTCGAGCGATGCCGCCGCCCGCGTGTCGGCAATTCGATAGCTTACCGCCGTGGTTGTGGTCGGCTTGATTGCCAGCCGGTAGTACGCATTGGCGGTCAGGTCGATTTCGGACGGAAACACAATCATCGTTCCTGTTGATGCTGTTCCTGCCCGCACATCCGAGTCGAGTGATACCGTTGCAAGTGCGGTTGTTCCGTCTGTGTCATAAAGCACAATGTCTGCCGCCGCATCAAGGTCCATGAACACGTACGCGCCTCCAACCGTCACCCCTACCGGAAACTGGAAATAGAGGGCCACTTCATCGGGGGTAGTGTTTGATGCAACCGTTCCCGCACCACCAACGCCCGGCATTAGCGTGTCTGCGTAAGCCATCGACCCGTCGTCGTACTCAAGTTCAAAACACCCGACCGTGTTTCCTGATTTGACCCACGTTCCCCCGGTCTTTAGTGCCGTGTAAGCACTGTTTCCATAATCGAGAACACTGAACGTGTTGACGATGTTCATGTTTCCGGCTACGTAGGAATCAAACTCGATGACGATGGCCAGCAGATCGCCGCGAGTGACCGAACGCTTTCCGCCTGTGTCGGTGCCGTCTGTGGTGATGAGTCCGGTACTGATCCACGTATTGTCGTCAGCGTTGCCAACGCTCACCGTTCGGTACTGGTCCGCAGTCTCATCGGGGTTGCCAGTCGCCATGTCCACATCTTGAAACGACACCTTCATCGTGTCACCCGTGGTCACTGTCGCCGTGCGGAACCGTACCTTCCCGAGCGTACCGGTCTTTGGCACACGGAACACAGCGGCCAGCTTCTCGCCGGATGCGTCGAGAAGAAGGTTAACGTTCGAGTTTGCGAAGTTCTCGGGCTTCGGCATGAACATGCCGCCGCCCAATGATGTGAGTGCCATGGGTTCAGTCCGGTGCGATGAGGTCGAGTCGGATTGCGACGGGGTAGCCGGTCATTGCCAGCAGTTCAGGCTGCATGCCCTGAAGGAGCTTGATGACCGTCTCGATGTCATTGGTGGCACCGTACTGGCGAACGAGGATGGCCCGGTCGGCCGGTGCCACGCTGCTGAATGAGCCCACGGTGTTGTTGTTCAGCGGAACGCCGGGAGTTGCCGGTACTGCTGGCGTGTCTCCGTCTGCCGGGATTTCGGGCGTGCCGGGGATTGGTGCGGGGCGGGGGATGAGGTAGAGAGAGGTGGTTGCCATGTGTGATCCTTGGTCAGAGTTTTGCCTTGAAGCCGATCGCTGTCACCGTGAGAGTCGTCGCCGCTGCTGAACCGTCGAACGCCATCGCCGTGTTGGATGAGAACCGCAACGGAACCGGGAACGCATGAATGCACCCACCATTGGCCGGAACCGGGAACGTCGCAAGCACAGAGCCCGCGGACCCGTCGCGGATGTCAACCGTAATGTTCGTGCTTGACGAGTTGGCGATGATGAGCGAGGTGAGGTAGATCCGCTGGCTGGCCGTCGCCGCGAATGCGCCCGTCATGGCCGTCGATGATCCGTCCGTGTTCGTCTTCACTTCTGAGATGATGTCTTCCAGCGAAGTGTGGGGCCGCGAGAACATCACGCCGTCAAGCCCTGCGAATACGTCGGTACGGTCGCCCGCCGCGACGGGGGTAGCACCCAGCACGCTTGCCGTAGCCTTCGCCCCGATCTTGTGGGGGTTGCCGCTGTCCGCCGAATCGTGGGCGATGCCCGAGCCGGTCAGGGTCGTGAGCGTCGTGACCGTTCCGGATGAAATGACCACCGCACCCGTGTTGCAGGCCGTGATCTTGCCGTCAATGCTGGCCGTCGATACCGCGATTGCACCCGTGTCGGTGTCGATGGTGCCGAGCAGCGTTTCCACGCCGTCAAGGTGCCCGATGATCGTGGTCTGGTTCGCCGCCGTTGATGCGCCGGTAGGGAGGCTCACCGTGCCCGATACATTGGTGATGTTCCAAGTGCCGCTCTGTGTTGCCTGAACCGCGAACGTGCCCGCGTTGGTCACCACGCTCTGCGTGACGAACGTGCCAGTGCCCGCAACCGTCACCGTACCCGTCACCGAATCAACGATGTGATGCGGCGTGTGGACGCTGGTGTTATCAGTTGTCTTGACAGTCTTGGTCGTCCCTGTCGCGTCCAGAATGTCTAGGTTGTTTGCCATAGGTCAGAATCCAATCGTCAGGTATTGCCCGCTGTTCACCGCGTCATTGAACTGCCATTCGCCCGGCGTGCCGCTTGGTCCTGCCTGCGTCCAGTTCGTGATGAGCCCATCAACAATAGTCACCGTATTCAGGACGTTGACCGTGCCGCCGCTGGTTGCCGCTGCGTAAAACGTGATTGTGTCCGTGAATGACCCGCCGCCGCCAGGCTCCGTGATGACACCCGGAACCTCGTAGGGCCACCCAATCACCCCCAGCGGCAGCGGAGGCACGTTAGACATGCGCCACCCCGCAGATGGTCAGCATCACCTCCACCGTGCCGCTGGTGGTCGTGAACTGCACACGGACAAACCGCACCCCCTCCACGTTGATGGCTGGCTTCAGGCCAACCGTCGTGTAGGTGATCGCCGCAGCCGGGAAGTCATACCAGTTGTGATTGTCCAGCGATGCCTGAACCGTCAGCGTCCCCGCCAACGCCGCATCTACCGGGCAGTCCACCTGCACGACAATGGACGAGTACCCCGTAACGTCGTACGTCGCTCCGCTGTTGATCGCTGAATAGACCGTCGAAGGGTTGAACCCCTGCCCATCGGTGCCGGTCGGGTACAGAACATCCACCTTGATAGCCATTAGTCAGCCCCTCCCGGTGTAGGCCCTGCCGGTGCGTCGGTGCCGGTACCCGCAGCCGTAGACGCATTGGGCGGCTCTAGGTCCCGCAGCAATCGCACTTCCTCCTGAATCATGTCCAGCAGTTTCGACTTGCCCGAGTTGTCCGGGCAGGCCCCAAAGTCCGGCATCTCCATCGAATGCCATTGCAGGATCGCCGCATCGGTCACGCCAACCACCATCGACCCAACCGCGAACGCCACCGTGTCAATCGAATCGGGCCAGCGACGAATGGGCCGCTGATTGGTCACGCGGAACGGGCCATCTACCTGCGGGTCATGGCACGCAATCGTGTACGTGATGCCGCTGGCGGGCCCCGGCGTGGTGCCTTGAACCGCAACGATTCGACCGAGGATGAGTCGTGGGCTTGCCATTAGATGATCAGGTTAGCTCCGGGCAGGTTCGTCCAGCCGGTTTCGTCAACGGGATAGAGTGCGTTGAGCTCGCAGTTTGGAATCGTTTCTGACGGGTCGCCAATCTGGTAGGCCACAAACACGGTGTAGGGGTTGCGGAAGATCGGGCCACCGTCCGGGTCGCTTGGAACCTGCCCATTCGTGATCTGCACGCAGTACCGAGCATTGAAGCTCTCGAACTTCGGGAAGTCGTACGTGCCCTCATCCAGCTCCCAGATGTACGCAATGTCGTAGGTGCCGTTGTCGTCAACCTGGTTGACCGTTGCCCCTTCGAAGTGGTATTGCTTTCCGTCTGGCATCGTGTGCAGGCGGTCCTTCTGCTTGGCGATGATGTCCAGATCCCGCACATTCTGCACCTTCACCCGCACGTTCAGCGGGCGGATGATGCGGGTTTCGTTGACGTACTTGTGACTGATCCGCCAAACCAGCCGCTCGTCGCCGTTCCCAAACTGGTCCTTTGCGATCACCTTGGTTTTGACGGCAACCGGAATGTCGATCTGTACCGTCCGTGATGCCCATCCCCAGTGATACCAGCGGGGGTTGTCCTTGTTCGGCGTGCGGGTCGAGCCGAACTGACGGCTGTTGCTGTACCTGCAGACCACGTTGCAAACGCCCGTGTCCTGCGGCTCAACCGTCACAGCGTCAAGGATCAGGCCCGTCAGTGTGGGATGCTGGCTGTTGATCGTCGGAACGCCGTCAGCGGCCAACGCGGCCTGCGGACTGATCGTTTCCACCACGAAGGTACGGGTAGCGGACCCCTTGTTGTTGAAGTCGATGGACTGGCTGTTTCCGGTCAACCCAAGTTCGTAGGCGGTCAATGCCATTAGTCGTCACCCCCCACGACGATGCGGTTCATGTTGGCCGTTGCGATGGTGGCCGTCGTGCGAAGGTTGCCCGCGAGCTGCACCATCGTTGCGGCTTGATCGGTGTTGAAGGCCCGGTTGGATTCTTCGCGGATTGCACGCAGCGAATCTACCCACGCCTCTTGTGACCGCTTGGCCTGCTTGGTCATTTCGTCGCCAAGTTCCTGCATTGACTTGCGGAAGTCCTCGATCTGGCTGTCGCGTGCTTCTGATTCTTTGTCGAGCGACTTCTGTACAAGGTCGTCATATTCCTCGGATGCCTTCATCCGCGATTGCTGAAGTTCAAGGTACGCCTTGGATTCATCGTCGCGTTCCTTGCGGCGACGAGCGGCCTGCTCATTGTCTCGCAGGCTCTGGGACAACTTGTTGAGCCGCGTGATTTCCTCTTTGAGCTTCTCCGGGTTTGTGCCGGTGAAGAACCCTACGGCACGATCGAGCGGGTTCGTTTCCTGTGCCGTCAGTTCGCCGGACAGCTTGTTGATTTCATCAGAAATCGACTTGATTGATTCGGCCTTCTTGGACAGGTCCAGACTCTCCGCGAACCTGTTGGCCTTCTCTGTGCCGGTTTCCAGTGCGGAAATGACCGATTCGCGGATAGCCCGGCCAAGTGCGTACATGCCCGTTGCGACACCGGCAACAATCGTGAACTTGCCGATGAGCCCCTGAACCTGCCCGACCGTATCTCCAAGGGTCTTGTTGAGTCCCTTCAAGCCGCCTTGCAGCGGAGCCTCGGCACCTACGGCCTTCTCGCCCGCCTGCCCCATCTGCTTCAGTGCTTCAGTCGATGCGGTCGCCGCTACGCCCACCTTCGCAACGTCCGCAGCCGCCTGCGTCGATGCCGCACCAACCTTGCCCGTCGATCCTTCGGCTTCTACCTTGGCCTTCGCAGCGGCAACCGATGCCTCCAGTGGGGAGGTGTCGCCAGTTACCTGAATCTCTACAGACCCGTCTTTGCCGCGAGTCGCCATTGTGCCCCCTTACGCCACAGTGATCGCACCAGCCGCCCGAAGCGTTCCGCTTACCCGCACGACATCATCCATCTTCCACGCGAGGTTCAGCCGCGTCCAGAAGAACGGGCCGGTGTACGTGCGACCAGATGCCACGGTCAGGACGCAGGTGTTATCCGCTGTGCCGTCGCCGTTCAGGTCCCACGCCGGTTTGGTAATCACACCAGATGCCGCCGTCAGTCCGGGGAGAGCCGTTCCCGCCGTCTGCGTCAGGTCGCCGGAGCCCGTGAACGAATACACCAACTGCGACTCGTCGCCAATGCGGACGGTCTGAGTGTAACGCGGGGCCGTGATGAACCCGGTCAACGTGGGATCTGCTACGCCGTCCTCTCCCAGTTTGAACGTCACCGCCGATGCCGATGCCGCTGAACTTGGAAGTGTGGGCGGGGTGGCATTGTCCGCAAGGCACGTGTAGGACCCGCCCCATCGGCCCGTGCCCTTGGGACGGAACGCCCGCCAGTTGCCCACGGCACCCGTTGTAGCGGTCGCGTCGAACTCACCAAACTCGATGTTGATGTTGAACGCGGTCACGTGCTTGACGTACCCGGCTGCGAACGTGATGAGCGAGGTGATGCCAAGCGGGCTTGCGGCACGCGGGTAGATGCCGTTGAAGTCGATGGTTGCCGACCGCAGGCCAGCGTTCATCGTCATGAAGTTCACGGCGGAACCTGTCGGCGTGGTCGCGTCGTATTCGTTGCTCTCGATGTTCAAGGTGGCAACGTCCGCCGCAACGCGGAGCGATGTTCCCAGCAGGTACAGCAGGTCGCCACTTCCCGCCGTGCAAGTCAGGTTGCCAAGTTCAGATGTCAGCGGCCAGTCTGCCATAGGTCAACTCCTTACGGGTTCGCGGCGATTGCCGACACCCTGAATGCCATCTTCATCGTCGCCATTACCACGTTTTCACTCACTATCGTTGCGTCATTGTCCTCAACGATGCACGTACTAGCCACAGCGGAATACCCGTTCGTTGGCAGAACCAGCCGATGCCGGTTAAACCCGTAGGTAGGCACGCGGCCATTCTGCAGCACCGCGTTCCCGTGCAGGCGGTCGAGTGCTGGCAAGAGCGATGTGCCGATGTACGCCGTCTGCGATGATTCGTTCAAACGGTCGTAGAGGTTGAAGGTCGCCGTGCAAAGGAACTCGTCGCCCGTGGTCGTGTTCTGCTGCTGCATCGCCACGCTGAAGACCAGGTAGGGTCCGGTGATCGGCGTAGGTGCCGCAAACACGGTATACGCCCCGCCCGTGATGAGATTCCACGCCCCACCGTTGTAGAGCCCGCCCGCGCCAGTATCCGCCTTCATGCGGTCGTAGATCGCTTGGTAGATCGGTGCGAGGATCATGCGGCCCCCTTGCTGAGAACTTCCTTGACAGCCGCTTCGAATGCATCGGTAGCCTTGACGTACAAGGCCGCGTTCTGTTCAGCGGGCCGCATGTACGGGCGTGCCGCGATGGTCACGGACTTTTTCAGGATGAACATCATCTGCGAGCCGATGAGCTTGGTGGCGTTCTTTGACTTGCGGGTCAGATGCTTGACGAGGAACAGCCGCCCGGTCTTCGTGCGGAGGATGTGCATCGGGGTCGCGGAGTTGCGAAGACCGCCAGCCGTTCGCTTCTGGAGCCGCTTGGCTTCCGCGTTCAGAGGAACCGGCAGGAACCCGCCAGACTTCGCCCGGATGGTCCCGCCAAACTCCATCATCGCCGCGTACTTGACCTTTGACGTATGGATGATGCTCTTTCCGTTCTTTGCCGGAAGTGCCGTTACGCTGTTGCGAAGCGTTCCATTCTGCTGGCCCGGAGGCTGGCCGGGAAGCGAGTGTGTACCTACCGCAGTCTTGGGCATGCTGTCCTTGATGAACGCCTCATAGACCAACGCCGCACGGTACACGCCCGTATTGACAGCCCGCTCGAGTTTCGCCTTGAGTCGAGCCGTGTCCACGGTCATTGTCACCTTGCCCACGTTCATCAGTTCAAGTCCCTCGATACTACCAGCTTCTTCAGCACGCCCATGCTGCACATGTCCTGCGGCTTCCCTTCGATGCGGTACACCACGCTATTGATCGAAATCTGATCAGCTGGCGAACAGTCCCACGCGGCCCCGGTTGAATCGGTCGGTGCCAAGAACAGGTCGAACATCTGCGTCGTCGTGTCACGCCCGTACACCAGACCGTCCGCCGCACTTGTCGGCTGCATCGCACATGCAATTTCAATCGGATCGGGTGGCAATGACCCGTACGGGATTCCGCTATTCGCCGTCAGCCATGTCTTGTTGTCCAACGATGCCGTCATCGTCAGCAGGTGCCACGGGGTAGATGCCATTACGCACCCCCCGTCACGTAGCCACGCAGCAGGCTCATGCGGATGTCATCCACCCGCTTCTGATCCGCGAGCGTGTACGAATACTGGCCGATGGTTTCAGACTGTACCGCCATGTCACGCCCACGCCCGTTGTACAGCATGTCCGCCAGCAGGCAGCACGCCTTCTGCAATGCTCCAGGGATGGTCGCGTAGCCGGCGACGTACACCACCGTGAAGTTGTTGAAGCCTTCCTCGAATCGCGGCGACGGCTTGAAGTCGCCACCCTGCCCGAGGTACGTCGCCGAGTACGACGCGAACCGGCTGCGTGCAACGTCGATCCGCGACAGCAGGCCCGAATCAGCATCGACGCGGTACGTGCTGGAGTCCAGTACCACGCTCTGCCCACCCGCGTAGGTCTGCGTCACCGAGGTAATCGACGTAACGGGCCGTTCGCGGAGTTGGATGATCGCATCGTCAGGACCGCTGTAGTATTCCGTCCGTGTCGCAGACTCGAAGCCGTTGGTCCCGTCGCGGCTGCAATAGTCGCGGATGTCGTTCGACACCCAGCCGAGAATCAAGTCGATGAACGTATCGTCCGCCGTTCCGGTGATGCCTCGCCAAGATTTGTAGTCGGTGCGTGAGACAAGGAACGCCACGGGTATCCCCTTAGTTGATGATGCTGACGTAGAGCGGAACGGTGCCGGTGGAAACGTTCGCCGCGGTGGACACAAGCACGATGATCGCCTTGGCCCCACGCAACTGATAGCCCATCGCACTGGTGGCGGGCAGGACCGATGACCACGCAAAGGTTGACCCGTCATTCTCAGCCGATGCCGCCGCCGCCAGCGTGACCGTAAGGCCCGTAGCCGTGAACGAATCGCCATCGATGCGGTGGAACAGCGTTCCGGTTGGGAACACTCCTGACGAGTTGGGGATCTGGTCAGCTCCCAAGATCCGCACGATTGGCGAGGTTGTCACGGTCGCCGCGTAGGCGATGCGTGCCCGGATCATCAGCCGCGTGCCCTGCGTCACGATGCCGGGAATGACGAACGCAGACGACACGCTGATAGGGTTCAGCAGTTCGGCAGCGGTGTTCGCCTGTTCCGCGTCCGTGTGGACCTGGATCCACTTGCCGAACATGTTGCTTTGGAACATCACATCGGGACCGCCCTGTTTGATGTCCGGACCAACGTATACGGGTGCCGCCATGTGTTAGCTCCTTAGGTGAAACCGACCGGCCCACGTTTCCATGAGCCGGGGGTGAGAGAAACAGAGGAGGATTACAGCACGATGCGACCGAGGAGCGAAGAGGACGCACCAAGGTTCTGTGCTGCACCGCGAGCGATTTCGGTAGATCCGTTGACACCCTGAGCAGGATTCAGGCCGATCCACACCGCACCGTACAGCGTTGCCGCTGCGCCGGGGGTGCAGGAAACACGCAGATACCGCTTGCGTGATCCGCCGAGTTCAACGTGGAACAGCCAGAGCTTGTTGTCGCCGCCTGTTGCCAGAGGAAGATCTACGCCACTGAATCCGCCGTTCGTCACGTTCGACCAGTCTGAGTTGTTGTCAGACTCTTCGATCTTGAGAACGGTCGTATCTGCGGCGACGTTGCCGAAGGTCACGATGCACGCGGCTTCACCGAGTCCACCGAGAACGGACGTATCGAATGCGGTGCCCGTATTGGCTGCACCGTTGATGTCGAGCGGACCACCCGTTGAGGTGCCGCCCTTGAAGTATGCGTTGAGAAGGGTTTTCATGTGTCAGTTTCCTTTGCGTTGGTGGTCTATCAGGCCGTCTTGAATCCGACGATGGGGCCGTAGGTCGAACCGCGACCGTCGCCATGGATGTTCACGTTGAACCGGCTGGTGCCGCGAACGGCGATGCTGTCGGAACTGAACAGGGCATGTTCGCTCGTAGCGATACTGAGCATCTGACGATCTCCAATCATCGAGCCGCCTTCGAAGTCACCGAAGTAGCAGGGGAAGTGCGTTGAAGATGCAGCCGAAACGGTCGGCATGACCTGAGAGAACACAACGTCGTAGCCCATGAACGTTCCGCCGCCGAGGTTGCCGGTTGCGATGTCCTTGAACTGGCTGCTGGCCTTGTCCAGACGCATCATGACCTGCACGAAGAACTGACGGGTGCAAGCAAACTTCAGACGAGCCGCGTTCACGTTCTCAACCGCACCCATCAGCAGGGCGAAGTGGTCCTTGGTGATCGAAGCCCATGCAGCCGCCGTGATGTACGCGGCGGAGGGCAGGGCACCGGCCAAGCCGACCTGACCGGCGTATGTGCTGGTGCCGTTGCCGAGGAAGTACGCCTGATCAATGGCGATGGACTCCGCTTCTGCAATGGTGCGGGCGATGTCGTCAGGCACGTTGATTGCCGAATCGTTGAAGAGTTCGTTGCTCATGCTCATGAGAACAGCGTACTTCTTCGCCGTCAGCGTCACGTTGCCGTAGCTGTTGTCGGTCACACTGAGCGTCGAACCTTCACCGGTAGGGCTCATCGACACGATGCCCGTCTTGCGGGGGTACACGGCAGACTCGCTGCTCATGGGGACCACGTTGGCGAGCCGCTTGGCCGCACCGTACTGCTCGGTCAACCAGATCAACTGCGGCACGAACACCTGCGGAACCAACGCACCGCCGAGCTGCTGGTTGTACTCAACCTGGCCCTTACGGCAGATGTCGATGTCGGCCTTCTTGGCCGGGTAGTCGTACTGGCCTGCGACCGACAGACGAACCCACGCCTTGAAGGTCATGGCCTCGTCGAAGTCGTTGAATACCGCGGTGCCTTCACGAACCTTGCGTTCGTACGCCTTCCGCTGGCCGTTGCCAACGTTGAACATCTTGGGGCTGCGGTCGGAAACTTCGGCATCACCGTGCGGCGAGGTGCTGCCCTTCGCGTCAGCGATGATCGACTTCCGCTGAGACTCGCTCAGTGCGGTGTCGGCATCGTCGCCAGCGAGGGTCAGGATCGACTTGGCCGACCAGACTGCATCGACGTTGATCGGGTTGCCGTCCGAGCCGTTGATTTCAACGCCTTCGGCAGCGAGCTTGGCGACAAACGCCTTGGTGGTTTCGAGAGTGGGGGTGGTTTCGGTGAAACCGTTGTTTCGGATGAGTGAGATGAGGCCCTTGCGATTCATGGAGAGATTCCTTCCCTTGCGGGTTTGGTGTATCTCTGCTCATGCTGGAGAGTGGGTGAACGGTGGCCGACGCGGCGAGCGTTCCCGAGTCTCTGCGAGTCGCAGGGTCTATTCGGTTGAACCCGGCATGTGAGCGTGTTTCTCAACGTGCCGGGGAGGAGACAATGCCCTACATTGTACCCACGATGTCAGGTCAGGATCAGAATCCGCTTGGGCTTGATTCCGAACCGCTTGACCACATCCGCCGAAACGTGAGCGTCGATCAAAGCCTTGCGTGATTTCTCGGCCACCACTTCCGCCGCGGCGAGGTTCGTCGAGACTTGGCGACAGGTCACGTTCATCGGCAGGGCCGTGTACGACACCTC